CAGAACTTAACAGAAGATGAATTAACAATGATTATGCAAGACGAGGAAGTAGAAATCGTTGAGCAAGAAGAAGTAGAAGAAGTAATAGAGCAAGACCCACAGCCAGCAGTAGACCCAATGACAGGTCAACCTGTAATGAATGAGATGGGTATGCCAATGATGATGGAAGTACCACCCATTATTAATGTTTACTATAATGTAAAATGCAAACGCACTGAAGATTATTCTAAAATAAAAATAGAAAATGTAGCTCCAGAAGAATTTTTAATTGATAAAAGAGCAACAACAATTGAAGACTCTGACTTTGTAGCACAAAGAAGTTTAGTCACTCGTTCAGATTTAATAGCAATGGGGTATGACCCAAAAGTTGTTGAAACATTACCAATGGGTGATACATTAGATTTTACACCAGAGAGGGTAGCAAGATATGGTGCAGGTGAGCAACCTTTTAATACTAATGACTCTAATGATGAATCAATGGAATTGGTTGAGTATTACGAGTGTTATGTAAAAACAGATTTAGATAAAGATGGTATAGCAGAGCTTCATAGAGTTTGCTACGCAGGCAATGAAGTATTGATGAGTGAAGAATGTGATTATGTTCCTTTTCATAGTATCTGCCCTATTCCAATCCCACACAAATTCTTTGGACAGTCTTTAGCAGACAGAGCAATAGACCTACAGTTAATTAAGTCTACAGTTACCCGACAAATGCTAGACAACTTATACTTAACTAACAACTATCGTGTAGGAGCAGTAGAGGGACAGGTTAATCTTGATGACTTACTAACATCTACCGCAGGTGGTGTTATTCGTATTAAGAATCCTAATGCGTTAGTACCAATGACAGTGCAATCTAGTGCAGCACAATCATTTCCTATGTTGGAATACCTAGATGGTATTCAAGCAAAACGAAGTGGTGTATCAGATGTACAGCAAGGACTAGACCCTAATCTATTACAGAATGTAACAGCAACAGCGGTATCTGCGATGACATCATCATCACAAGGTAAGTTAGAGCTTATTGCTCGCATCTTTGCAGACACAGGCGTGAGTACATTGTTTAGAGGAATTATGGCATTAGTCTGTAAGTACCAAGACAAAGAAAGAATTATTAAAATTAATAACACTTTTGTTCCTATGAATCCTAGAGAATGGGACACAGAATATAACCTGACTGTTAATGTTGGATTAGGTACAGGTGGTAAACAAGAACAACTTGCAACAATGCAAATGATTCTTGCTAAACAAGAAGAAGTCATTAAAGGTTATGGTTTAAATAACCCGTTAGTTAATATCAAACAATACAGAGATACATTAGCCAAGTTCGTTAATATGGCAGGTTTTAAAGATGACAGCCAGTTCTTAATGGAAATATCAGAAGAACAAGCAATGCAAATGGCACAAGAAGCTGCTCAAGCTCCTAAAGAAGAAGATAGCAATACTAAAGCAGCCGCTATACTTGCAGAAGTAGAAAGAGAAAAAGCACAAATGCAAATGCAATCTAAAATGGCACAGCTTGAACTAGAGAAACAAAAAACAGAACTTAAAGCTCAAAAAGAAATGCTAGAACTTCAACAAGATAGAGTCCAGTTTGAAAAAGAAATGGCACTAAAAGAATTAGAGTTTGCACAGAAAGCACAGAGCGAACAGGACAAAGCAGTTATGGATTCTTTAGAAAAAATACAAAATATGGCAACACCTAAATAATGACAAAATCAGAAGCGTTTAGAAATATTCTACAAAGTCAGGAACTTAATGACGAAATAGAATCTATGAGAAAAGAATTAGTAGAATTAATCATTAACTCTGATGATGACGAAGTAGCGACAAGAGAAGGTGCTTATGTCAGAATTAAAGCAATTAATGAAATCATGTCTCGTTTTGAATCCATTGCAAAAGACGATGAGATTAAAGACAAGGCTTGGAAGATATTATAGGCATATTGCCTGTATGGTAAAGCCACACCTAGAGGGCACAAGGAAAGAGAATGAGTGATGACACCATGACTTCCGATTCATCGGAAAGTGGAAATCTAACAGTAACAGATGCAGCTTCAGCTATTGAAGGTATGCTATCTAGTGCAGAGGACTCCACACAGGAACAACCAGAAGTAGTAGAAGAGCAAACCGAAGAAGTAGAAGAAGTAGAGGAAACTGAAGTTGAAGAAGAAGCTGAACCAGAAACGGAAGAAGCTGAAGAAGAAACTGAAGAAGAATCCGAAGTTGAAGAACCTGAAGAAGTTGAGGAAGAACAAACTTTCACCATAAAAGCAGCAGGTGAGGAAAAAGAAGTTACCCTTGATGAACTAAAGAAATCTTATCAACTCGGCTCTGATTATACTAAAAAGACTCAAGAAGTAGCTGAACAGCGTAAAGTCATAGAGCAGGAAGCTAAAGCTATTATTGAAGCTAGAAAAGTTAGAGATGACTATTCACAAAAATTGCAGGCAATAGAACAATTCTTAACGGGCACTAATGACAGTCCAGAAGATTTATCTGCAATGAAAGAGAACGACCCGATAGGATATGCAGTTAAGGTCGCAGAAATGACCGAAAAAAAAGAACAGTTACAAGCTGTGCAAGCTGAAAAGAACCGCCTTGCTCAAGAGCAACAAGCGGACAATCAAGCTCAAATGCAAAAGTTTGTACAACAAGAACAAATTAAACTAGCAGAATCCTTACCAGAGTTTTCAGACAAAACGAAAGGCGAACACATCAGAAATGATATTCGTAGCTACGGCAAAAAGATAGGATTTACAGACCAAGAGTTATCTCAAGTCTATGATTCCCGTCATGTATTGGTATTACATAAAGCAGCACAATACGACAAATTAATAGCAGGTAAAGCTGGTGTTAAAAAGAAAGTCGCTAAAGCACCCAAGACTTTAAAGTCTGGAGCTAAAGTAAAGCAGAATGTAACCGACATACAAAAGAAACAACTTAAAAAGCTACAGCAATCTGGTTCAGCCAGAGATGCAGCAGCTATATTTGAAAACTTTATTTAAGGAAAAACAATGGCAGAATTTAGAACTTATACAGCGATTGGTCAGCGTGAAGATTTAAGCAACACAATCTACAGCATTGCACCAACCGAAACACCAGTAGTTTCATCTATTGGTAAAACAAAAGCAACAGCAACATACCATGAATGGCAAACTGATACTCTAGCAGCAGCAGTTAAAACAGGTCTTTTAGAAGGTGCTGATGCTTCAGGTGCTTCTGATACTCCTACAGTTCGTGTAGGTAATAGAACACAAATTCAAGGTAAAACAGTTCATGTATCAGGTACTCTTGATGCAGTTGATAAAGCTGGTCGTAAGACAGAAACAGCTTACCAACTAGCTAAAGCAGGACAAGAGCTAAAACGAGACATGGAAAATACTATTCTTGGTAATGTAGCACAGGTTACAGGTAGTTCTTCAGCAGCTAGATTACTTGGTTCTATCCAATCATGGTTATTAACTAACTATGTAACAGAAGCTACAGCAGGCTCTCCAGCAGGTCCAGCAAATGGTAATGGAACAGCTACTCGTACTTCAGCAGGTTCTGGTAACTATCTAGCGTTTGGTGAAGATAAACTAAAAGCATGTGTTAAAAAAGTATTTGAAAGTGGTGGTAACCCAACTTTATTAGTTGTACCTCCAACACAAAAACAAGCAGTATCAGCATTTGCAGGTATTGCAGCACAGCGTTTCCAAGCTCCAGCAGACAAGCAGACTACTATTGTAGGTGCTGCTGATGTTTATATGTCAGACTTTGGTACTTTATCTGTTGTACCTGACAGATTTATGACTCCTGATGGCGGAACTGGTGGTGGTGAACAAGCTCTAGTGCTTGACCCAACTATGGCATCTGTTGCTACACTACGACCATTTGAGTCAAATCTATTGGCTAAAGCTGGTGATAGTGAGAAGCATCAAATGCTTATTGAGTACACTCTACAAGTATCTAACGAGAAAGCACATGGTATTGTTGCTGACTTATTAGTAGCGTAATAAAAATTAATGTTGCCCACTTCGGTGGGCAGTATTATTAAAGGATTGATATGGGAAAATATAACGACCAATTAAAAAAAGTAGAATACAGAAATTACAAAGAACATGACACAACTGATGGAAAGGTTATAGAAGTTGTACAAGATGTAAGTGACATTGTTGAAAGAAACAAAAGAGAATACAACAGCAACTCTACAAAATGGGGTGATGATGTATTTGATAACAAGATAGCTTCTATACCAATGACTGTTGTAGATAAGTTAAATCAACAAGGCATCATGCGAGGATTTCATGTATTAGACCAAAAGGCTTTTTTTAAATGGTTAAACGACCCAGACAATAGATTTTTTAGAACAAAACAGGGCAGAATCTAAATGGCATTTTTTACAGACTACACAACGCTACAGGCAACTATAGCTAACTATTTAGCTCGTGGTGATTTAACTGATTCTATTCCAGAATTTATTAGACTAGCAGAAAATAGATTAAGTAGAGATTTGCGTATAAGGCAAATGTTACAAATAGCAACTACTACTATTGACTCTACTGATGGCACAGTAGAAATACCAGCAGATTTTTTAGCTATGAAAGATATACATATATCTTCTAGCAATCCTATACAAACTGTTACTTTTCAATCTCCTAGTAATTTTTTTAGAAACACAAGAGCATCAACATCAGGGTTGCCTGCTTTTTATACTGCATTAGGAAGCGAGTTTAGATTTTCTCCAATTGGTGCTGCAACAGATACATTACAAATGCTCTATTATGTAAGCCCACCACATATGAGCTCAACAGTTTCATCAAACCTTTGGTTAGCAAATACACCTGATTTACTGCTTTACGCAGCACTTGGTGAAGCAGAGCCATTCTTGATGAATGACGAAAGATTGGCAACTTGGTCAGCAATGTATGACAGAGGTGTTCAATCATTAAGTAAATCAGATGATGAGGGGGAATTTCCTGCTCATCCAATGTCAATAACAACAACTACGAGGTAATTATTATGGCAGATATGTCGGACTATTTAGAAGTTAAACTTCTAAACTTAACATTAAATGGAACTGCTTTTACAGCAGTAAATAATCCATATATTTCTTTACACACATCAGACCCAACAGATGCTGGAACTGGCACAGAAGTTTCTGGTGGTTCATACGCTAGAGTAGCTTCTTCTTTTGCAACAGCTTCTGGAACAGGTGGTTCTGTAGTATCAGATGCAGTCGCAACCTTTCCTACAGCCACAGCAACATGGGGAACAATAGGATGGATTGGTTTATGGGATGCAGCTTCTGGTGGTAATATGATTTATCATACAGCTTTAGACGCACCAAAAACAATTGATTCTGGTGATATATTTAAAATTGCCGCTGGAAACTTATCAGTAACATTAGCATAGAGGATAGATTATGGCACTTGTCTTAAAGGATAGAGTCAAAGAAACGACTACAACCACTGGTACTGGCACAGTTACACTTGCTGGAGCTGAAACTGGATTTCAAGCCTTTTCTGTAATTGGTAACGCAAACACTACTTATTATGCTATTACAAATGGTAATAATTATGAAGTAGGTTTAGGAACTTACACCTTATCAGGCACAACTTTATCCAGAGATACTGTATTAGAATCTAGTAGTAGTGGTTCTAAAATTACATTATCAGGTGGTAGTGATGTGTTTTGTACATACCCTGCTGAAAAAGCCGTTGCTTTAAATGGCACTGTAATTAATGATGCCAATGTAGTCTCCACAGCAAACATTGTTAATGATGCCGTTACAACAGATAAAGTTAATTTAATATCTACAGGTTCTGTTCCTAGTTTAGAAGCTAAAGGAACATCTGGGGTTACAGATGGTTATATACAATTAAACTGTGCTGAAAACTCTCATGGCATTAAACTTAAATCTCCACCTCATTCAGCAGGAGCTAGTTACACATTAACATTTCCTAACAATGATGGTGATGCTAGTCAATTTCTGCAAACTAATGGTTCTGGTGTATTAACATGGGCAGCTTCTACTGATACTACTTATTCAGCAGGAGCAGGATTAAGTCTTGGTGGCACAACCTTTACACTAAATTTAACTAATGACCAATCATGGACAGGGTCACAAAGAAGTACACCTGTAACTGATGCTGATTTATCATTTGACCAAAACGGTGGTAACAACTTCCTTTGTACCCCTACTGGTTCAGGAACACTTACCTTTACTAATCACACAGCAGGTCAATCAGGCTATGTCTTATTAACCAACTCTGGTGGTCATGCTATTTCAGCAGCATCTACTACTAAAATAAGTGCTACTGATTTAGCTACTATTAGTGTAGCAGGAACATACCTTGTATCTTATTTTGACAATGGCACAAATGCTTACTTAACAGTAAGTGCAGCTTACGCATAGGAATTAAATGGGAATATTAAATAACAGTAACGCTATATCTATAAGTGGTGATTATACCCTAGAGAACAGCTTACGCTTTCGTGCATCTGCTGATGCGTATTTAAGTAGAGCAAATGGTTCTACTGCTACCCTTGCTACATCTGGAACAATATCTATGTGGGTAAAAA